GTAAACGGAACAGCTAAATTAATAGCATTTCCATTTGAAGACCAATGTGACTTTTCGATAATCATATGTTATATATTATAGAGATTATTGTATCAAAAGGCAAATAACCAGTTGAGTAGGACTAGTTGACTTGTCTTCCATCTCCTTTTGCATTTCTGCCCTCCCCAGATTTATCTGGTGAATTGGCAGATCTTTCTTGATCACGGGTTCTGCTTTGGGTTGCTTGGGCTTTAATTTCTGCGGCTTGGGCTGCGAGATCTACTGGAACGTCTCCGCCTTCTCTTGGAACCATACCCATTCTAACTCTAATTTCATTTGGAGTTATTACCTGGAATCTAAGATATCTTTCATCAATCTTTGACTGGGTATCAGCATCCGTTAAACTTAATTCATTAAATTTAAGCTCTAAGGCATCAGTCATTTCCTGGATTATTTTATTAATCTTTTTCTCAAGGTTTTCTTGCGCTGGCCTGCAAACTTGCTCTTTAAATGTTTTATCTGCATCTCTTGCGGCAGCTAAATTAATACCTGCTGGAGTTCCAATTTTATTAATTGGGACTCTATGAGCCATCAATATTTCATCTCGATTTGAATTTCTGTACTTTTCAAAAGAACCTTCTTGTGCCCCTGCTTCAATTGGCTCCATTTTAAATTCAGTTTTTGAATCTGATGAGTCTGGTGGGAGTGGAATATACAGGGATCTATGATTTTTTCCTTTAAGCCCAACCTGAAAAAATTCAAGCAATTTACGCTCTGACTCTGGGGAAAGCTTTGCCCCCTTTACTGTAATAATATATCTTGGTACCGCTTTATTTTCAAAATAGTCCAGATTATACTTACCAGCAAATTCATTGCCTGCCATAGCATTTTGTGCAGCAATAATATCTGGGATTCCATAATAATTATTTTTTGGAGTGTACTTCTTTAAATGAATAATTTCATTAGGTCTATCCTCTTGGCCAGCAATTGGGTTTACGGTTTCTGTGTCTCCGAAGTTTCTAAAGAATACTGCCTTACCATATAGAAGCTGTATAAAACCGTCTCTGAGGCGCCTCACACGCATTGTCTTTGAAGGTATATGACCGATGTACCCTATCTTGCCAGTCGTTGTTCTACCGACCTCCAGATAGCCATTACCAGTAGCCTCTATGTCAGTGTAGAACTTTATAAGTGTTTCTTTAAATGTCTCATCTTCGTTGCAATCTTCTAGCCAACGATGCAGGTCTTGCTTAATTCTATTTAGCTTTTTACGTGCTCTTTCTAATTGCTTTTCATCTTCAATATCTTCAAGCGTGTCTGTAGTTTTTTTTGATTCAATAAAGTCAAATCCTAAACCTACAATATTAGCAACCTTTGCATTTATTGCTGCGTAGTTGTAAGGTGAAATTTCATAAATTGTTGAAAGATAGTCTAAGTTGTATTCTGGTTGAATTAAGTCAAATGTTGCGTACCCGCTAACTGCCTGTTGATGTTGAAGTTGCTGACTTACAGAACCATCTTTTCCAGTAAAAGCTTTTTGCAAGTCTCTTGATACTTTTCTTCTAAATGAGGCTCCAAGGCCTGAAAGCTTTAATACTTCTTCTGCATCTATGTCAAAAAGGTCGTCAGACTTTTGAGTCGTAGGGTTATTAAATCTTACCCAGTCTGCTGCATTTGAAATGTCAATATTTTCGCTAAAAATTTCGTCTTTAGATTCAATCATTTTTGAGGACCCCTAAGTTTAGCCATCTCTTCCTTGTGAACTCCTATGTCCAACGGATCTGGGGTGAGACCCCATCTTAATCTTTGCTTCTGGTATTCAAACTCTTCTTCATCAATTTGTCGGCTTCCTTCAATAAATTTAGGCTGGCCTTCTTCAATTCCATAATGAGCAACCGCTTTTGCTAACAAATCAATTCTTTCTTTATTGCCCAGCATTGATTGTATAGACAAGAAGTTGTTGTCTTCGTCGCCAATCCATCTGCCGTCAGGCATCTCCCAGACATAGACTCCTAATCTAGTCTCGCCAGATTTCATTTGAGCATTGATTCTTTTTATGTCCATAGTTAATTATTTTACCACTACTGTAGACATAAGTCCAGCTTTTTGTCACTCAATCTGACAAAACTATATGACCTGGAACACAATTCTGTCTCTAGAGTAGGTTGCTACTGACTCTTCTGTCATCTCCATAGACGAACCTTGAGCTACAGAAGCAGATTTTCCAATATATAGGTCATAATGCTCCTGATGGCTAATTAAAGGATTAGAATATAATGCTATATTTTGATATAAATTATCGTCCAATACGCTAGACCTGACTCCCAATAATTGTTTTCCATTAAACCATATTTGACCAGTTATTGCAGCAGTTGTCTTTATCAGTATATAGTTTGGCTCTCCTATATACAAATATGAAGATATGTTTGTAGCAGATGAGGCGTCCTGCCCATTTATATATAAATTGCTAATGTTAGACTTTGCTATTGCTCCGCCTGCCGCCCACGATAATGCTGTTTCTACAGATCCAGTTTTATTAAATAAAAGATAACCGCTGGATAAAGACTTTGGAGTAAATATCATTTCAATATTTCTATTTTGGCTTATTGCATCAATATAGAATGCTGAGGTTTTTGGTCGTACTCCGTTTTTGCCCTCTCTAAGTCTTATTGGGTGGCTGTCGTTTGCTATATCGATATCCCAAACTGATCCGACTGTTGGCTGAGATATAGAAAGTGTGCTACCACCGCTGTGGCCTAGCATTTTTTTTGTAGAATAAAAATAAATTTTTAATGAATACAGCTCTGGCAAATATACGTCTGAATTTGTTGAAGTAAAAACAAATTTAAAATATAGTATCTTGTTTGAAGAAAAGCTAGAACCTTGAGTAAAGCCTGGAATAGATGATCCATTTACGCAAGGGAGCCAGGGACCTGACTCAGAAGTTTCAGATACATAAACAGACACTCCGCTAGAAGCAACCCAGTCAATTTTAGAAGATACATAATTTTTTGTAATATTTAAAACCATGTCTTCTACAAATTCCCCAGAAGTAAATCCTGAATTTAAATAAATGCTATTGTTGTTTTTGTTATAAGAAAGAGCATCCTTGTCGTAAACAAAAGTGTCCCATGGGGATTGAGATGGATAAACGTATTTTGTTTCTATTTCCTGGTATCTTTCTCCAGCCTTAAACAATTCTCCGAGGTCTGGTACAGATACTTGCTCATCATTACTTAGCAACACATTATTGTAATGAGAAAGTATAGATGTCTGAGATAAAGAATATCTGTATATAGCTGGAGAATCAATTAAAAAATATTCTCCAGATAAAGCAGGGCCAGATGACAAAGACATGCTTGTATTTGAAAATTTAATAGATATCGATTGTGTGGCCACTAAAGATCCATTTACGTATAAGCTCATTGAGTCTACAGAATATATTCCAACAACATGGATAACCCTATTTGGATTTGGCACAGAGTAATCAATTCTTTGAGACTCTAACTTAAAAACAATATTTCCGTTATCCCAATATAAACCAATGCCATTTGAATCTGCTAAAATTGGAGTTATTGATGTAATTGTTTTTGGATGGATCCAGGCTTCAAGGGAGAAATCATTATCGTAGGTGTCAGATGTTCCAAATCCGCCAGTTCCGTTTGTTCCAGAAAAATCTTTTGACATGGTAAACTGAATATAGTTAGCACTATCAATCTTGTTTACATGAACTCCGCCAGAAACTATTGGCATCCCCATCTTAACAATCTGACCAACATATGATGCGTGATTCCCACATCCAGAAATATCATACGCAACAGATCCAGATGGCTCATCTAATTTCCATAAGCCAATAGGAAAATCTTTTATTACGTTAAGATAGTAGGACATATTTTAATTATAGCAGAAAGCGTGTTAAATCCAGTGCCCTATTGCAATATATCTAGAGTTACCGTAAGCTGGCTCTGCAGACACTTGCATTTCTGATGGAGCTATAATTATACTGCCAGCTTCTGGCTTAAACTTAGTCTTTCCAGGTATTAAAATTTCTCCGTCTGAAAAAGAATCATTAATATACAGTCTAGCAGTATACTTTCCATTTGCCCCGCAGTTATTTTTAACTTGGCCCTCATCATGTTTTCTGACAAAGTACTTAGAGCTTAAATTGACTTCTTCTTCTATATTATTAAACAACTTGTATTGAGTAAAGCAATAATGAAATGTAGCCTTTAGGTTGTTAATTATAAAAAGACTACGAGTGTCTACTGTTTCTGTTTCATTTGAAAAGTCAGAAGATATTCTTTTTTCATAACCATATTCTGTATCGTGCCACTTACTAATTAAGCTGGTTGGATTTTTTTCGCTCTCTTCAAGAAAGCCTATGTAGTTGCCAATTTCTTGAAGGCAGTAAGTAAAATAAAATGTCTTTGGTGCAATTTCTTGAAAAACGTACATTGCCATAATTAACTCTTTCTAGTTTGGAATAAAAACGCCATCTACGAATTTACCAGTATTAAGCCAAAACGATGGGACCATATATTTAGATCCACTTTTTATTAAGTGTGCAGTATGACTGTATGGATCAGTTGAAGGAAAAATTATTACGCTGCCTGCTTTTGGCTTAACGTGAAACATAATTCTGTCCTTATTAAGTGGACTATTAAAATCTTCTGAAGCGGCGTCATCTGTAGATGTTAAAACTCCATCCTTTACGTTAAACGATATTTCTCCGCCTTCATAGTCATCATTTAAATACATTACCATAGAATATCTAAGTCTTCTATCTCCTTCTTGCTGATCAAAGTGTGATCCCATAAAGGTTCCAGTCATATACTTTTTAATTGCTGTGTCTGTCATTAAAATTATTTCTGAGTCATCGCCAATTTTTGACGCATAATCTTCACAAACGTTTTTCATTCCTTCAAATATTTCATCGAAAATATAGTTGCAATCTTCTGCAATATCACTAGGAACATCTTTATTTATTGCTTCTGAAGATAAACATTTAATTCTTTTATGTGACCCATATATATACATTTCCCCACTGCAGGCATCCCATGTTTCCCAGGGGGTAATGAAGCTAGAATATTTATCAGACTCTGTTGACTCTATTAAATCAATAAGTTTTTTAGTATCTTTTACAACATCTGTATAGTAATAAACCTTATCAAACAATTCTGTGCTATTCATTTTGCCTCCATTATTATTATTTTAATTATACCACACATGACTATTTAAATAAATCTTCTTTGTCTGGGTAAACAAACTCTGGCTCCCACTCGGGATCTTGCTTAAACAAAACGTCTTCCCCAGTTGGATCTATCCAAAACATTGGAAGCATGTATTTCCATCCCGATTTTACTTCATGAGCTGTGTGACTAAATGGTGACGGGGATGGGAATATAACTATGCTTCCTGCTTCTGGTTTAATATAAAAGTCATACAGACCTTCATTCTTAGGGTCAAACAGGTCACTCTGCAAAGAAAGTTCTGTACTGGTTAGAACTCCTTCTTTTATAGAAAAAGAAAGTTCTCCACCTTCATAGTCATCATTTGGCCAAACAACTAAAGAGTAAAGAAGTCTTGTATCTCCTTCTTGAGAGTCATGATGAACTCCCATATAATTTCCAGCTCTATATCTATGAACGCCAAACTGTTCTAAGAGGTTAAGTTCTTTATCTATTCCCTGCTCTTTTTTATAATCTTCACATACTGCTCTAATAGCATTAAATAGGGGATCTCTAATTTTAATAAACATTTCTTTTGTCTCTTCAGAAACATCTTTGTCTATATTATAAACACTATTGAGCAAACAAAGCTTTTTATACCCATAAACATATGGGTGCCCCATAGATCTGTTTTCATCAACATCCCATTGATTCCAAGGGGTAATTATTGAATGAAGATCTTCGTGATTTTCAGAATCATTTACAAGATCTAGCCACTCTTTTACATTAGGAATAGCATTTCTATAGTAATAAACTTGCGGATGAAGTTCTTCTCTAATCATTCCGTTTTCTAGCACAGTAGTCTTTGTCATCTTATCTCCAGCGCAACTTCTTTTTTAGCAGTTTGATCTGGGCCAGGTCTTAGCCTTTCGCCTTTTTCTTTTAATTCTGCCCAAGACTCTGCGTCTTCGGCTTGTCTTTTTCTTTGTTCTGCTATATCAGATTCCCAAAAAGCTTGCTTAGCATCATCATACTCAGATTCTGCGTTATCCCAAAAAGAACCTATCGTCCATCTGGTTCCTTGAGTAATCATTTGAACCTCATGAATATTATGATGCCCACCTGAAAATGCTGCGAGCATACCAGCTTTAGGCTGAAGTGCAATTTCATGGTCTCTAAAATTTAATACTCCACCTTCAAAGTCTTCGTTTAAATAAAGAAAGGCGGCCCACTTACTTCTTTCAAATGAGTTGTACTCAGGAGACTCTAGCGATGTATTGTCTGAATGATATCCAGCATAAGCACCCTCTACCCATTTTTGTGCATGGTAGCTTACTAGCTTAACCTTATCTCCTCTACATATTTCTGCAGCCTCTTGGATTTTATCTTGTAGGGAGGTAAAAAAATCAGGGGCTAAGCCAAAATTTTCTTTGTCCTCATCATCTGGTAAGTTTGACGCAAACGAATCGTAAAATGAAATTGGTGCCCATGGCAAAGTGCCTTTTTCTGCAGAATGCTCCCAGTATTTAATAACACGATCACAGTCTTCTGGACTAAGAAAGTTTTCAAAAAAAACAATATCTTCTTTTACCCTATTTTGATTTTCTAAATTAAATGTCATTGAGATCAATCCTTTCTAGTTTTTCAAGCTCATCATAATTAATTGTTTGATAAGCTCCAGCTGTTCTTTCTTCTTTAGTTCTTGCAATTTCCATTTCTTTCCAAATTTCCCGACCATACAGCTTTTCATTTTCTAGCCATTCTGGCGATCCAGGATAAAATCTAACCCAGTGATTCCTTACAAAATATTTTGGTGTGCCTTTTACTTTTTCAACACCGTGCATATAAAATTGTCCAGAATCAGAAAGAAAGTCTGGATCTCCTGCTGGGAATAACAAAATGTCGCCCTTTTCTGGCTTATAGTAAAAAGTTTTATTGTCTACTAAAAATGTAAGACCTCCACCTCCATAGTCTCCATTTAAATACATCGTACAGGTAAAAGTAAACTTGTATCCTCTAAAATCATGGTAGTCTCTTTGGTAGTCTGTATGTACGTGCATTGCAAGGTCGGACTCTTCAATTCCTCCATCGACTTCATACTTACATATTGAAGGTCCCATTCTTTTCCACATAAGATCATCGGATCCAGTTTCTTCGTTAAAAACTAGTGCCTCTCTATCAAGTGGTACGCCAAACGTATCCGCATACTGACTTGTTGTTTTATTAAAAACCTCAATCATTTCATCCCAGAAACGTTTTTCTAATTCAGTTCTTTCAGATGATTTAATTGAATGGTTAAACTGATCAGCTTCTTTTCCAAAGGTGTACCAGCCATGCCAATTTAAAGCAGAGCCTTCTGGGTTTTGTTCCGAATCAATTATTGTTTTTGTTAATAGGTCGATGTCTTTCCATGGATTTTTAAAAACCCATATCTTTGGATATATCTCTTTGTACTCAAGGCTCATGGCTTTACATCACCAGTATGTTCAAGAATCTGCCAAAAGAATGGTGACGTGTATCTTCCTCCAGAAATAATTGGTCTAACTCCGTGAATATAACCTTTATCGCCTGGGAAAAAATATGCTGATCCTCCAACTGGTTTAAATTCTATACCTTGAGTTGGGAAAAATAATTCTCCACCTTCATAATCATCATTAAAATAAAATAAAGAAGCTATGTCGTAATGAGGAAAATCATTAGGTGTTCCTGCGTCTGGCCCCTCATGTAGCTCTTTATCGGCGTGGGGATCTTGTCTTGAGCCTACTGGCCATTTAACAATTGCTGGTCCTGTAGCCTGGACTTTTACATTAAAAAACTTTTCTACCTCTACTTGGAGTCTTGATATAAGATTATCAACTACGTCAACTATAGATGGATCTGCAGAAATCTCCATAGACCTGCGTGTACAAACTCTATCAAACCAAGCATTTGCATCATAAATTACTGTGCCATTCTCATTTACGTGAGAATCAGTAATGTCCCATGTTGTGTTAGTTTTTGCAAACTTGGTTAGTCTTATTCTTTCTTCATCTGTTAAAAAGTTTTTTAGCTCTACAATGTTTTCTGGACCCGTTCCAAAAAATCCAGAAGGTGTTATAGAGCCTAGAGATCTGTAGTCGTGGGTGTTGTTAGTATTTAATCTTTTTTCCATTTTACTTATACTTCCTTCTTGTCCAAAATCTTTTCTTATAGACTCCACCTTCTGGTGTTCTAAAAATTTCTGATGTTTCCATTGCTTTTTGCATAATATCAATTGGCTTATGAAATATCAAATCCGATTCCCAGTCTTCCCTTTTAAAGGGTATTATTTGCAAATACGGTGTTCCTGCAGGTACAATCCCAGTAAATCCGTTTTTTATAAAAAATGGTATCAACCCAGATGTTGTAACCTTATCACTATCTATTATACCACCGACTGTAAGCCAAGGTAAATCAAAATGATTTATAGGCTGTATGTAGAGTGAGCTATACCCTTCTGGAAGCTGTGGAGCCCAATTGGCATACCAATGAAAATGATTTTTTTCATAACCAGGGGGAACCTGAAACCCAGTAGACTCTGGCCTTTCTCCTACAAAATCATCGAACTTTAAAGGCACCTTTGCTTTTATTCTATTATTTTTTTCATAAAATTCTATATCACATGGAGTAACTAATGTATATCCAGATGTAAATGTATCTAGCATAGCTGGACATGCCTTAAAGTTTAACATCTTTCCGCCGTCTTTATTTGCATTAGAAACTGGATTTCCGTAAAAATCTTTTATATATATATCAGCCTCTTGCCACCACTTAGGAATAACTTTTGCAGCTGGGCATGGGGCAGTTTCAAGATCATTGTAATGCTTGTTTGAATGAAATATTATCTTGTTCATTGTGGTATTCCGCATCCTTCTGGTCCAGTCAAAGAAGTTTCATCATTTTTTAATCGTAAAGATTTTACTTCGTGTGATCCTATTTTATTATTTTTATGGTCTACCGCGTTTCTATAAAAATCAGTCCATTTTCCAGATTTATTAATATCACTAACAATTTTGCCGTAGTCTTCTTTTGGGAAAAAATCTATTGGCAAGTCTTTATAGCCTTTTATAGTTGCTATTGAATTATTTAAATTAGATAAAGATATGGGAATAATTGATGCAACTGGAGTATTTGCTGGAATAGTAATAACTTCATTGGCCTTTGTTATTCTCCATGCAATTGGGAAAGTGCCTTTAAAAAATGAAGTGCTTATTAGTGTTGTAAAAGGCCAAACTCCATCTATTGGCCAATTTGGTGTTGGCATTGCTAGCATGCTTACATTTTCTTCAGTTTTTATAACTAAATTTGTATTAAAGCTAATTGTTGCATTGGCTCTTGATGTTGAAACATAATCTTTACCTTTTAAAACTTTAACATGTGTATCTGTTGAATCCGATATTCCATCCCAAATAAATTCAATATCTACTGGAAAAGAAATTCCCCAACCTAAAGTATTTGAAAGGCTTACTGGAAAACAATGATAGGCATGCTTATCAGATGTTTCATCCATCCACTCTCTTTTTACTCCTAGAGGCTGAATATTTGCTGATTGATTTGGATAAACTTTGTATACATCAAAGTTCATCAGTACCCATCTTTCATTGACTTTTCAGACATAAATTGTCTATAAAAAGACTCTGTATGAGTTGCATCATTGTAGTCTGTCATAGTAACAATTGAATATTTTAGTCCAGATTTTACTGGAAGGGCGGCATGGGAAAATAAATATGTAGATGGGAATATATATAGATCTCCAGCTTGTGGCTTAATAGTTAAATCCAGCTTATCGAATCTTAATCCGCCTTCTTCATAATCATCATTAATATAAGCGACCATTGATACTGTTGATATATATGACCATCCATGATCTGAATGATAAGAAAAATGTTGGCCTTCTCCATATTTAATAAAGTTCATTGCTTCCCAATATTTTAATTCAATATTGTAAAAAGAAGAATAGTCATCTAGCGCAATAAGCTGGGCATCATGAACGTCTTGCCAGACTTCATCTACACCTTTATTATACTTACTTTCAAAGTCGCCTTCAAATTTTTTCCATTTAAAATCTACACAGTCTCTATAGTCAGGCATTTTTTCTCTATATCCAACTGTTGCCTCTTTCCAAGTGTGCATACCCTTGGAGTCAGTAATAGCAGATTCAAGCCTATTAATTACATCCATCTCTGGAGTAATTACATTTCTATAAACCCAAAGGCCTGGAAACAACTCTTCTTTATTGTAAATTTTCTTTTCCCCATTTTCCTACAGGACATTCGGCTTCGGCAAGCTGAACTTTGACTGGCATAATACAATTACATTTTGAGCATTGTGTAGTTTTTAAATAAAATTCGCAGCCTTTACAAATACTTAATCTGTCTTGAGCAATTTTATTATCTGAAACATGTCTATTGGGATCAAATATATGCCAGGGACGTGTGTCACCTACAGCTTTTTTCCATTCTTCCCATTTAGACATTATGCTGTGTAAGTAAAGTTTGTGCCGTCCCAAATGTAACCAACTGTTACGCTTGCATCTTGATCTATTTTTTTCATTGATACAGTTCCAGAAAATGCCGCTGCAAATTTTTCATCAACAATACTGTCTTTGGCGTGGGCAATCATAAAAAACACTTTATTGTTTCTTAAAAAAACATAGCCAGAAAGTTCATCTGATCCATCTGCTGAAAGATATTTAACTCCAGATTCACCATCAGTTCCTACAACGTTTTCTGGAATAGGATCTGGCAACGTAAAGTTTAATCCATCCCATGTACTGCCCATTAATAATCCAGGCTTTTGATTTGCCATTATTCCAGAAATAGTATCACCAGAAAGAATTGCTTCATCTATTCTATTAATTCTCTCTATAGATTCTGGAGTTTCATCTGAAATTCTAGCAACATGAAAAACTTCATGAGTATTGCTATCTATTTCAACTAGCATAGCATATTTATGTACAGTCATTTAATCTCCTTAATTACTATATAGCACATTTTACTATATATTTTATATTTTTGTCAATATTAGTATTGACATGAACATCCACCTAAACGGAAGCCATCCCAACCAGGACCATAATAAGTGCGACAGCTACTTGTACAACCCCCGCCAACAAAGTGTGGTGGGAAGAACGGTGGGAAGTGTGGTGGGAAGAACGGTGGGAAGAACGGTGGGAAGAATGGTGGGAAGAATGGTGGGAAGTGTGGTGGGAAGAACGGTGGGAAATATGGTGGGAAGAACGGTGGGAAGAACGGTGGGAAGTGTGGTGGGAAGAATGGTGGGAAGTGTGGTGGGAAGAACGGTGGGAAGAATGGTGGGAAATATGGTGGGAAGAACGGTGGGAAGTGTGGTGGGAAGAATGGTGGAAAGAATGGTGGGAAGTGTGGTGGGAAGAACGGTGGGAAGAACGGTGGGAAGTGTGGAGGTGTAAATGTTTCTACTGTTCCAGTTGTTGTACCCAAAGACTGTCCATTTGCATTAGATGCGTAAACAGTATAAGTTTCAGAGTTTGGTGACGCTGTATCAAATGGAGATGTTGCGGAAGCAGATAAAGATCCACGAATGCTAGAAGTAACTTCAAAAGTAGTTATTGCACTTCCACCAGTAGCATTTGCAGAAAAAGTGATTCTATCAAAGCCAGATGCTGGAGATGGGGTTGGCCCTGCAGCACTTGTTGAAACAGTTGCATTTGGAGCTTGTGGGACTGTTGTAGCAGTTATTGATCCAGATGTTGTTGCTTGAGATGATCCAGCAGCGTTTGAAGCAACAACTGTAAAGGTATAAGCCGTGGCACTTGCTAATCCAGTAAATGTATAACTAGTGCTAGAAGTAGTTTGTGTTGTTGTTGCTGGGGTTGATGTAATGGTATAAAGTGTTGCTGGGGGTGATGCGGCTGGCAAAGACCATGTAAGAGATGCTGCGCCATTATTATATGCCCGCCCAGTACCCACATTTGTTGCAGTTAACGAAGTAACTGCACTTGGTTCTAAGAAATTATCCTGTGCTGAGGATTTTCTACCTATTTTCTTATTTGCCATTTATTTAGCCCCTATCTTTATTTTTTTAATTATGCTGTCAAGTCTCCAGCTAGTAACCAAGTATTTATTGCTACCTTAGTCAATGTTGCTGATGAGTATGTTGTTCTTAGTGTTAGTCCTGGTGTACGAAGAATTGTAACTCCTACATCCACTGGGAAAAAGTTTGCCCCAGTTCCTGATGCTTGGTAGAAATCAATTGATGTACCGATTGGAAAAGCTGTTGTTGCATTTAGTGGAACTGTAATCCGTCTTGTTCCTGCAATTGGAATTAATTGATCTCTTAGAGCAAGCCCACCTGTTGAAAGGTTGTAGTCTGCTGAGATTTCAGTTCCAATTGTTGTAAGTGATGGTACGCCAGCTTTTGTTTGAGTTCCGTCTGTAAATGCTACTCCTGCTGCCGCAACTGTCACTGTACCAGTAAATGTTGGTGAGGCAAGTGGTGCTTTTAGGCCAAGACTTGTTGTTACAGATGTAGCAAAGTTTGCGTCATCTCCAAGTGCTGCAGCAAGTTCATCAAGTGTGTTGAGTGCTGCTGGGGCAGATGCAATTACTGCATTTACCTGTGCTGTTGCATCTGCAATTGCTTCTGACTTAGCAGTTGCGATTGCAGTAGCCTGTGCTGTTGATACTGGCTTTGCTGAGTCTGCTGTATTATCAACAGATCCAAGCCCAACCATAGTCTTTGTAATTCCTGATACTGTGCCTGTAAATGTTGGTGAGTCAAGCGGTGCTTTTAGTCCAAGAGCTGTATCGAGTCCTGAAATCTTAGATGTTGCAATTGCTGCTGCTGCATTAATGTCTGCATCGACAATTGTTCCAGTTGCAATCTTAGCTGAAGTTACTGCGCCGTCTGCAATCTTTGATTCAGTTACTGAATCAACTGCAAGTTCTGAGCTAGTTACCGATGCTGCAATAATTTCTGCAGTTCCAACTGAATCATCTGACATCATTGATTGAGTAATTGTATTTGCAGGAAGTGTTACTGTTCCTGTAAATGTTGGGGAAGCAAGTGGTGCTTTAGTATCAATTTGAGTCTGAATAGATGATGTTACTCCATCAAGGTAACCAATTTCAACATCTGAAACGTTGGCAACAACTGGCTGCTTAGTATTTAATTGAGTTTGAATTGCTGATGTTACTCCATCAAGGTAGCCAATTTCAACATCTGAAACGTTAGCGACAACTGCCTGCTTGGCATCTAGTTGTATTTGGAGACCAGAAGTTACTCCGTTTAGGTAACCTATTTCTAGGTTGCTGACATCACCGATTGAAGTTGATGCTGGTAGAGTTACTGTACCAGTAAATGTTGGTGCGGCTGATGGTGCCTTAGCATCTAGTTGTGATTGAATACCAGAAGTTACTCCGTTTACATATCCTATTTCTAGGTTGCTGACCTCACCGATTGAGGTTGTTGCTGGTAGAGTTACTGTACCAGTAAATGTTGGTGCGGCAAGCGGTGCGTAAGTTGAAGCAGCTATTGAGGCTTCTAACTTAGTATCAATCTGTCCCTGAATACTAGAAGTTACTCCGTTTAGATATGCTATTTCTAGGTTGCTGACCTCACCGATTGAGGTTGTTGCTGGTAGAGTTACTGTACCAGTAAATGTTGGTGCGGCAAGCGGTGCTCTCAATCCAAGAGCTATATCTAGTCCTGAAATCTTAGATGTTGAAATTTCTGCTGCTGCATTAATATCTGAATCGATAATTGTTCCATTAGCAATCTTAGAAGATGTTACTGATCCATCTAGAATCATTTCTGAAGTCACTGTTCCTACTGGAAGAGTTACTGTACCAGTAAATGTTGGTGAGGCTAGCGGTGCTTTAAGTGCAAGACTAGATGTAACAGTTCCTGCAAAGTTTGCATCGTCTCCAAGTGCTGCTGCTAATTCATTTAATGTATTAAGCGCTTCTGGTGAAGCAGTTGTAAGTATACTTACTGCTGCATCTGTATAAGACTCTGCTTGAGTTTTTGCTGTTGCAATTGCAGCTGCGGTTGCTGTTGAAACAGGCTTTAGTGCATCAGTTGTATTATCAACATTTGAAAGACCTACATCTGACTTAGTAATTCCAGTTGGGGTATTTATTACTGGAGATGTAAGAGTCTTATTTGTAAGAGTTTGTGTTCCTGTTGTAGTTGCAAGGATGCTTGTATCCGCAATACCGTGAACAGATGTTGTATCTGCTTCGTGAGTAGCAATTGCTGCTGAAATTGCAGCTGTGGCTGATATTTCCCGCCAGTTACCATTTGTGCTTGCAGGGGAAGAAGCAAGTACATAGGTTGTTCCGTTATCTGCCTGAATAGCAATATCACCTGGCTCTGCAGTTAAAGCTAAACGTGCTGCTTGGTTTGCTGCTGAAGAAACTGTTACTTTAGCAAGTGGAGGTAGCTGTGCTGAAGGAATAAATCCTGATGAGTCTAGTGAAGCGACTCCGTTTGCAACACCCTTTGTAGATAGAAGAATATAATCGTCTACTGTTTGTGAGAGAGCATAACTTAGTGAATTCCAAGCGGTGCTTCCATCTCCAAATTTAAATGTATTAGTATCTGTTTCAATACCAATTTCTCCAGCTGCTAGGGTTGGATTTGCTGCATCCCATTGAGCTTCTGTGCCTCTTCTTAACTGTAATCTTACTGTTGCCATTTTATTACCCCTTATATATTTTATTTATACTGCTTATTGTATCATTTATTGCTTTAAGATATAGATCCAGAGTCAAAAACCATTGAAACATCGGCATCTGTAGAGGATGGTGATCCACCGTCCACAAACTTGCTTGTTGCTTCAGGAGTAACTCCATTTGCCTGTACTGTATATATTGGCTGGCCATTATAATCAATGGCTAGTCCAATATCCATAAAACTAATCTGTGTACTTGTATCTGGAATATCTGAATTAAAAGCTATTGGAACCCATGTTCCATTTAGCTGTATTTGTAGCTTGTTTGTTGCTGTATCAAATCTAAGGGGTGTTGTTCCTAAAACGACATTAGACCCAAATGTGGCAGTTCCTGCGACATTGAGTCCATTTTTTACTTTAAAATTCTTATCTACTGTTGCCATTTAAGTTCACATATCCCCTAAGTTTTTGGTGGGGGATTTTTAAGGAATCCCCCCAAACCTTTATTTAATTATTTAATTAATGTTCCAACAACGACAACTTCAGTGTTGGCATTTGCTGGTGTTACTCTAATTCTTACATCTGATCCAGAGTAATCTGCTGTTACTGCAGCTAATTCTGTTCCGTTTGAATATGTAATTCCATATTCAGAAACTGCTACATTGTTTGCAGTATCAAGTGTTACTACTAAGTCTGAGACCTGAGTATGCACACCATTCTTTACTTTAACTACAAACTTAGCACTTCTGTAGTCTGCTGCTACCCATGAGATAGCTGTTGTTTCTGCTGCCACTGCAATGTTTCCAGTTGTTGCTGCAACCTGCTTAGCAACAGAGTTGTAATTAATTGCTGTAAATGATGTAGTTCCATTTTGCTGAGCTGTATTAGCTGCTGCTGCAGTTGCTTCTGCTGCTGCTTGAGCTGCGTTGGCCTTAGTTGTAGCATCTGATGCTGCAGTTGAAACTGCTGTTGCTACATTTGCAGTAGTTGCTAGAAGTGAAGTATCTGCAATACCATGAATGTTTGTTGTATCTGCACTGTGTGTTGAAAGAGCAGAGGCTGCTGTTGCTTCGGCTGCTGCTTGTGCTGCGTTGGCCTTTGTAGTAGCATCTGTCGCTGCTGCTGTAGTTGCTGCTGACTGGGCTGCGTTAGCCTTAGTTGTAGCATCTGATGCTGCTGTTGCTTCTGCTGCTGCTTGTGCTGCGTCTGCTTCTGCCTTAGCAAATGCTGTAGTTGCAATCTGAGTTGTATCAGTATTTGCTGCTGCAGTAGGTGCTGTTGGTACACCAGTTAACGCTGGTGAAGCAAGTGGTGCTTTTGTTCCTAAAGCTGTTGTAATTGTTGTTGTGTAATTGGCATCATCATTTATTGCTGCTGCCAATTCATTTAATGTGTTAAGAAGTGCTGGTGCTCCATCAACAAGGCCATCTACTGCTGTTGCAATTGCTGTGCCAGCCGCTGTTGCTGCTGCTGAGATAGCTGCTGCTTGAGCTGCGTTAGCCTTAGTTGTTGCATCTGCTGCTGCTGCTGAGATAGCTGCTGCCTGAGCTGCGTTAGCCTTAGTTGTTGCGTCTGATGCTGCAGTTGCTTCTGCTGCTGCTTGTGCTGCGTTAGCCTTAGTTGTAGCATCTGTTGCTGCTGCTGTAGTTGCTGCTGACTGTGCTGCGTTAGCCTTAGTTGTAGCATCTGTTGCTGCTGCTGAGATAGCGGCTGCTTGTGCTGCGTTAGCCTTAGTTGTGGCATCTGATGCTGCAGTTGATACTGAAGCTGCGTCGCCTGATACTCTAAGTGCTGCTTCTGATGCTACCTTAGTTGTAGCATCTGTTGCTGCTGCAGTAATTGCTGCTGACTGTGCTGCTGCTGCTGAGCCTGCTGCATCGTATGCTGCGGCTGTTGCTGAAAGTGCACGAGCATCTGTAAAGTATTTGTTTGCTGCATTTTCAGCAAGGTCTGCGGTGTCATGATTTGAAAGACTTGAAACTGTACCTGTTACATTACCAGTAAGGTTACCAACAAATGTAGCAGTAATTGTTCCTGCAGCAAAGTTGCCATTGGCATCGCGTTTTACTACGGTATTTGCTGTATTGGCTGAAGTTGCTGTACCACCAATAAGACCAACAATGTAGTCTTGGTCTGCTTGGGCCTTGGTTAATACACCAAAACCGTTAACGGTAGCTGTGCCACCCTCAACGATAAGACCATTTTTAATTCTAAAGTTTTTGTTTACTGTTGCCATTGATATGACTCCTTTTTACTGCTTTTTTTATGCTTTTAGTGCTGTTCTAAAATATCTTACTTTTATTGATCCTGAAACAGGTGTTACGCATAGACTTATTATACCGCTATTTTCTTCAAAAGTAACAGTAGCAATTGATTGATCTGTGTTTGATACCATGTCTGATTCTGATATGTAAACATCAGTTCCATCATTTAACAAAAGTATAGTTGATGTCGATGTTAGATTTCCAACAGATTTGTGAATCTGCAGTGAGTATCTAGCTGTCTTGTATACTGTCTTTGAAAATGAGTCTATAGCTGTTTTGTTTTCTATTCCGTCTATAGTTAAATCGTTGTTTCCATCTAGCCCCAAAAGTTCTGAGGCATTTTCTGCATCAATGGTAGCCAAGCTTGTTTCTAGCTGAGAAACCTTGTAGTCTATAGAGTTTACATCTGTTGATCCGTTTACACCAAGTTTGTTTTCAATTGCCTCAATTGCATCATTGACGTTACCATGCAGCGTTGCATGGCCTTCCATTGATTCGGTTGCGGCAGGATTTGTAAGGTTATCTTTTGATGTTGGGTAGCTAGTTGCCAATTTGTCCTCCGTCCAACAGTGTTAATTCTGTGTAACTTGCATTTGCATACGATGATGTTGGAGTGCCACCGTCTAGACCAATTATAGCAGGAAGTGTTTCTAAAACGCCTGTATTGTTGTTAATATCTTCAGAAAAGTTTATTGTTTCTTGAAGATTAACTGTATGTACATTTCCATCATAAGAGTGAGTGTGCATATAAAATGGAGCGGGATCAGAAGAGCCAGGAGTTAAGTCAACCCACACTGCACCGTTGTAAATCTTAATGTTTTTACTTGTTACATTAAAATAAACATCTCCTGTAGATCCGCTCAACGGATCTTCTGCAAGTGTAAGGAGATTTAATAATGACTTGAACTTTTTGGCCATTTGAAATCCTTATCCTATTACAACTACTCTATATTCTCCAGATGCTGGTGCAACTGCAAATTTGATAGTTACAACTGAATCTGATGTATGCTCAACATCTGCCTCTATTTGTGCATATGGTGAAGCAACTTCATAAATAGCAGTTACTATATCTTTTGTACCCAAATTGTGAGTTACTGTATAAGATGTTGCTGATGTATTAAGTGTTGTCTTATATTTTCTTGTTATCTCATGATAATTTGTGCCATCATTTGTTAATGTCCACTGGTCTGCCGTTTCATTCCATAGAAGCTCTACGTCTGCAGAGGTTCCACGGTTTACCTTAAGGCCAGCATCTGCTGATGGGGCTCCAGTTACGTTGGTATTAAGAACTACCTTATTGTCAACAATATTAACTTCTGTTGTGCTTATAGAGTTAATAGATCCCTGAACATCCAGGTTTCCGCCAATGCTTAAGTTACCAGTAACTGTTACATCGTCTGGCAAACCAATTGTTATTGCTGCTGACTCTGATCCAGAGCCTGAAACTGTAATTTCTCCAGTTGTGCCAGCAATTGTTGAAACATAGCTTCCAGTCGTGTCAGTACCAAGAGCAACTGAGTTTGGCTCAATTGTTGTTGATATTGTAACATCGCCCAAATTGGTCATTGTTGCAGAACCAGTTACATCTCCTGAAAGTGTAATTACTGGATCTTTATTAAGAGATACTGCTCCTGCTGTAACTGTAAAATCTGTTGAGCTAAATGAAGCAACACCTTTATTTGTGTATGTTGCATCTTCTGCAGATACTGTAATTGTGTTATTTGTTACGGCTACATCAATTCCTTCTCCGCCAGCAACTGTGAGTGTATCTGTAAGAAGGTTAACTGTGTCTGTTCCAGTGTCTCCAGCAACTGAAAGATTGGTTGCTACGTTTACTGTTCCAGCTGCAGTCAAACGACCTTGAGCGTCAACTGTAAATGTAGGAATTGCTGTTGTTGATCCGTATGATCCAGCAGTTACTGCTGTATCATTAAGCTTTAATGTTGTTGTGCCTGCGGTATCGTCGTATGTTGCGGTTAAAGCTGTTCCTGCTAATACGGACGAACCAATAATGTCTTGAATTACTTCTGTAGAACCAGATGCAGGTGTCCACTCTGTTCCATTGTAGAAGTAAAGAATATTTGTCCCAGTATTGTAGTATATTTGACCAGATACTGGATTTGAAGGCGCTGAGCCTAAGTTTTGTATTCTAGCATTGAGCAACTCATTCTTGTTGAGATCAACGCTAACTAAAAATTTTCTTGCCATTTGCTATCTCCTTATGACAGGTATGCTGTCCCTGAAAATGGTTGAGCCATAGTCAGTGTTAATTGATTAGTACTATTGTAGTCTATTCCAGTTTCCAAAATATCTCCTGCACTAGACTTTACGGTAACATTTGGCTGGTAGCCAAGTCCGTGACTAATGACAACAGAATATACTCCTAACGCTGGTCCAGTAACTTGAGCAAGTTCCCAAGAATAGGCCAGAGTGTTATTTGTTAAAAATATTTTATTTGATCCTGACCATGTTGAGTCAGAAACTTTTGGTCCATGGAAAGCGGCAGATACCGTGTCAAAATAAAAATCACCAGTAAGTCCTAAATTTGCTGACGGGTCTCCAGACCCATTCAGAATAGTTCTTCCTCTTGGTCCTTGTGGACCAGGTGAAGAAATTATGACTTTGTTTATTTGTTCTTTAACAATTACGGACTCTACCATTATATAGTTACCGATCTATTTAGGGTTATAAACCCTTCAAGGAGCTTTATTTTATTCGCATTAGAATCTACGACCATAATGTCATATACTGACTTTGGGTAAAAGAGTTTATTTGTTTGTGTTGGTGTAAGTGTTACAGTTAATTTACCAAGGGAACCATTTATTACAATGCCGCCACTTGGAGATGTTAAAGTTACTGCTAACTTGGTTCCACCCTTTACATCACGAACCTGCATTTTTGCAGATGCGCCAGTCAGATCAATCGCATTTCCATTTTCATCTTTATATTCTACTACAAAGCTGAATGTTGCATTTTGATCTACTTCGAAATTCTTTTGTCCTGCCATTTGCCATAGTCTCCTAAATAGGAATACTCCTGTACTAATTTTAGCACAGGAGTATTTCTAATTGACTGTTTTGTTTACTTATTGGTAAACCCAAATGACGGCTCATTAGGGTTAAGTGCTTTCAAAATTACGGGTGCTGTGGCAGCAAATCCGCCCAGTAGTAGGTCTCTTGGGCTGGTGTTGCCAGTCATATATAGAGCAATTGCTGCTCCTAGAAAATGACGTCCATAACTTGCTAGTGCTGCTAGAATCTTCTCTTGCATTGTAACCTTTCCATCTCCATTAAGATCTTCTTTAGCTTTTGCCATTTTTGATCCTCCTTATTTCTAGGCGGGAAGCCTAGGAATTTTGAGCCTTAGCCCAATTCTATAATTG